TATAGAACTCATAAACTGTATTAAGTTTAGTGGTATCACCTTTTGCTTCTAAATCTCTAATATTAGATGCATTATAGAACAAAATTACTTTATCATTAGCAAAAGATTGTAGTGATGATAGTGAAATTAATTCTTTAAGGTCTAGGAAATTTTCCATAATTATTGAGGATCTTTGCTTGCTGGGTGTGGAAGTGCGTACCGACGTAGTATTTTTTGTCTAAGTGCTCCAATATATGTAGCAGGGTCTGTTTGATTACCTTGCTCATACCATTTATCTTCGTCTATACTATTTAAACATCTTGCAGCAATATCAATATAATCATAGAACATTTCTCTTGCCCATGGGTCTTGAATTAATGTTTCTACCCATATAACACACATCCTACGTTTACCTTTAGTAACTGGTGATACTGTATGCCAGAGATTAGGATCAAATACAACACTTTGACCTGCTTTTAATCGTAAGGGTATATCAATATTACCAACTTTGATTGTTAAATCACCACCTTCATATTCACTCTCATCATTAATAGCAGTAAGAACAACTAGATCACTACGTAATCCATTCATGAGAGAATTATCACAATGGAGTTTATATTCTCCATTATCGTCTAGTTCTGCATCATATTCAATGAACATTGGTGCAGTACAATGTCTCATATGAAAAGAAGTCAACCATGGATCCTCTCTAAATGCATCCATAAACAACTTAGCAGCTGCATCGACTACAGTTCCATCTAGTTCTCTATTTCTTTTGACTTCTCTATTAGAGCTACCAGATACATGACCATCTAGAAACTCACCACAATCGTAAAGATCATTAATATTTTTACAAATGACTTCACTTAACCATACATGTTGACGAATCATTATTCACTTTGTGCTGCTTTTGCTTCATTTAGTAGTTCTTGATCTCTTTCAATTTGTAGGATCAGTGCTTCAACTGGATCAGTAATTTGAGAGAGATTAGATACATTAAACAATGGTGCAGGTCTTGCAAGTTGCAATGCTAAATCAACATATCTAGTCATTGCTTCTTCCATTGCACCACCTGGGGCATCTTTTCCTGGGAATGTTATCCACTGATCATCACTACCAAGATATGTTGCTCCCTCATTATAGGGCAAATAATTCTTTTTGTAAATGATAGGGTCAATAGGAACTTTAACTTCAGCAAGAACTTGAGTACCAGACTCAAATAAATCTGGTAGTTCACGACATAGTTGCCTATATTTTTTCCACTGTTCTTTTTCTTCAGCAGTAACAGGTGCATCTTCTAACATTGACCAATCACTAGAATGTAGGAAGAAATCTCTCCATGCTTTAACTCTTGTAAGGGAAAAACCTTTAGATTCATCTATAACTTTTCTCATTCTGAGACTATGATTCTCAAATTCAGTTGAGAGTTGTGCATCAAATGCTTCGTCTATATCATCAACAAATTTTTTTACTACGTCGATATCTACTTCGGTAAAAATATATGGTTTCCAAAAATATTCTCCTGTAGTATGATTACGAACATACTTTTTCTTATCACACTTCCATGTTTCTACTGGAGAGTCTTGATAAGTAAATGTTATTAAAAGATCTTTATCACTATCCCATAATGGGTAGATAATGGGAGTTATAAAAGTTTCCCAGTCTTTATCTGTAAAAGTTCTGGAATAACCACCACGCACGATAGTTTTGTTTAATCCACTAATCTGAATTGATTTATTTGTGATAGCCATGTCTTATACGGGTTGTTGATAGTACCATCCAGTTACAACATATTTAGTACCTGAGAGAACTAAGTTGCCTTTATGTGTGTGAGTAAATCCTGCTGGCCAAATAACTAGTGTGCCTGTAGTAGGTTGAACTCTACGTTTTTGATATAAAAACTCAGTTTCACCACCATCAAAATCTTCGTTGAGATATATCATCCAGACAAGTTCTCTAGCAGTTTCACTCCATGAACCACGTTCATAATGATATACATGATATCCACCACCAGCATCAGTTTCTTGAAACTTAACAGACCATGAAGTCAATGGTGTAGTATTAAGTGCATTATATTGAGCACAATAATCATTTACACCAGATTGTAAATATTGATTTACTCTAGCAGTTAGTGGTGAATTGAGAGTTTCTAACATAATAGAATTATCTCTTCTACCTAGGGAACCAGTAGCAAACTGATGATCTCCCGCCATACTTTGTTCATAATCATCAAATACATGACGACTACGAAGATCTTTCTCCATATGTGCTTGAACTGCCTGTTCTTTCCATTGTTTATAAAAACTTATAATATCATTACATACCGCAGAAGGCATGAAGTTTTTATAAACAGCAATAAAATCATTATATTCTGCCTTTCCACCCATCATGTTAATAGGAATGATGGGAGTGACCATCTCATTAAAATTCGATGATCCAGGAGTTGTTATCGACATAATTTACCAAGCTTTAATTAAATATTTTACTCTAAAGTATTTTAGCACAAGTGGAACTGCAGTTTGTGGAACAATTCCTGCAGTTACACTCAATTGTTCAGCAGGAGTCATTGTAATTGTACCTTCATTAAGAGTAATACCTGCCTGTTGAGGAGTAACACCATTAGTTCCAGTTAATTCTTGTTTCTCAAACATAGTAACTGTTTGACCTTTATCATTTACAGCACCATCATTTACTTTATCAGCACCATAAACATTTGTGTATGCAGTTGCACCACTACTTGATGCGATATTGATTACTCCCGCCATTGACCCTTGATTACCATTATAATAAAGAGTTGCATAAGAGGAATATATGTTAGATGTGTAAAGTATTACTGCACCAGTATCGGGAACAGAAGGAGTTCCTTGAGCACCCTCTCCGTTATTAAATACTCCACCATCACTATAATCTGTACTATTAATCTGTGATGGAAGTTGACTTAAATCGTCAATAGTGCTAACCGTATTTATGTAAAATGGGTGATTACCAATTGTTGTTACATTGAAGGTAATAGTATCACCTTGAACAAAGTTTAAGGTAGGATTTCTACCACTAACAGCACCATTTCTATCAGTACCAGATACCACCCACTCTTCACCTACTGAACCTACATTAGAATGAGTAATAGTAAGGGTAAATGTTTGAGGATTGACGTTTTGTCCAGCTAATGATGCATATGGTTCAGAAGTACAATAAGAATACTGTTGATTAGTACCTGTTTTAACAGGGGTATATTCTGCTAGATAATGAGCATGTTCTGCTTGTTGTCCTCCTGTTGGATCCCATTGATCAATAGGTGCTGTGTTGGTAATGTAGTTTGGAGACTTATTACCGTCAATATCACTACCATTATCACCAGCATTACGCTGGTCTCTTTCTGAAGTCAAAACTATATGACCGTGTGCAGGTGGACCAGTAAGAATTCTTGATTGCAGTGGACCAATAGTAAGTTCTGCATAACCTGAAAGTGTACCACCGACAAATCCAATACAATCTTGATAACCTGTGACCCTTACTGATCCTACACCATATTCTTCGTTTTGTCTAGCTCTTGAAATATACCACTCACCACCAACATCACCAACGTTCATCTGTGCATCATCAGGTGTAATAGATCCAGAACCGTCTATACCACCAGGACCTACAACTCTTTTCATTCTAAGATCAGGTACATTGAATACAGCATTTTGTACTGTACCAGCAGAATTACCCCAATCAGATAATGTGACTGTAGAAGGATCTGTACCACCATACTTATCTCCAATTATATCATATAATATTGGATAATCATTAGCACTGTGTTGTGCTCCATCACAGTATAACCACCCAGGATAGTTGTTAGCAACATCAGCAGCATTATTTCCATTAGTATCTACAAAAACACACATGATAGTACCGATAGGTGTCCCACTATCGTCAGACATATCACTATAATGATGATTATATTTGTGTTCTAATCTGTAGGGCATTTTAATATTTGATTAGGAATTCCATAACGATATAAGGAGATACAATATCATCAAATTTTGTATCAGTATCTGTTCTTATATTTACATTTGCTTGCAACCCATCTGGTCTAATAGTTTCTATTTGAGTTGTAGCCTCATAATTAGTATCACCAATATCTTTTTCAATTCTATGGGAATGTATAGTTAAGTTTACATTTTCAGATCCTGGGGGAGAAGATACTATTTCTTCAGTATTTCTTGCAATTGGATATGCAAAAGTACCACTCTCTGAGGTAACATCATATGGTCTTAAAAGACCAATATTAACGTTAGTATTACCTGGCCAACTATTAGCAGTTTTGGTTATCATCTGTTTATTTGCTGGCCATTTTCCTCCTCCTTCTGGAGTTGCTCCAATAAAAGCATTCTCAAAATTTTCCCCACATGAAACATTACAATTATTTGCACCATTAAACGCCCCACTTTCTTGTTGCCAGTGAGCATTAAACACTGCATCACAATCTGGATTTGGAGTTAATACATCAGCAGTTCTCATATAATATGGTCTAGATGTAGTTCCATATTCTCCTGGAGGACTTCCAGGATCTTCTTTAATAGTTATACGACCAGTACCACTATAATGCATATGAGGTTGAATTGCCTGAGCATTTACTGCTTCTTCCTCTGTGTTAGTTGGTACGGTCCACCCTATATTACCATTTAAAACAAAATTTTGTTGTGGTACGGTAAACACACCATTAAATCCTACTTGAGCACTGTTACCGACATTTGATATAATTTCTACACCAACACCTGCTTTTTGAATAGTACTATTAGCAGTAATTTTTTGAATATTTCTGTATAAACCAACGTTAGAATTAACAGATGCTTCGATATGTTTAGATCCCATATCTGGAACTTGAAACTGATCATCTAAAAGTGTTACATCTGATTTTCTATAGATGCTTGCAGTACCTGTACCAAGAATACGTGCTAACTCAGGATATTGTCTTTCCGAGTAAATTGAACCATCACATTTAAGATATCCTGCTGGTAAATTTATAGAATTACTAGAACTATCTGGATCATTATCCAGAATAGGTAAAGCCCACTGAATAATAGTCCCAGGACCAGTTCCTAATTTTGATCTTTCCCTTGTTAAAAACTTCATTAGTATGCTCTAATTAAGTACATCATAGACAATGCAGGAGTCTTAGTATCCACATTAATATTTAGTGCTGACGGGATATTTTGTACACCAACATTAGTTGGAGCTCCAGTCAAATTACTTTGAACTTGAATAGTATCAACTGGAACAATTGTAGGCGGTCTAAGATAACCAGCGTTCATAATAACTTCAAATGAATAATGATTATGTGAATTGATTGAATTAGTAGGATTTCCAGCAATATCTTCTCTATTATGATTTAATGTAGTTGGATATGTTTGAGATACACCAGCAGCTTGATTTATCTGATCAGCAGTTTGATTACCATACCAATTCTTTTTATTTGTAAAGAAACCTGCTTGAGAGGATTCACGATAATTACATTCATTAGGATATGTACCATTCAATGCTCTAGGAATAGGACCAGTCCAAGCAGGCATTGGAGTGTGTTGACCAATAGCACTTACGGTATTTTTTCTAGGTCCGAAGGTAGACATAACGGTGATTCCATCTTCATAATATGTAACTAACAAAACACCAGGATCTACACTATCAATATCACCACCAGCACCAGGAGTTAATGCTTTTTCTTTTTGATTACCTTCAACAGCACCCACTATTCCAGGGCATTGAAATCCTTCAACATGACCTGCATCAGCACTAGCAATTGAATATCCTCCTCCTATACCACTAGGTCCTGAATGTCTATGTGGAGGCATATGATCTTTACTTAATTTTCTAGGAATTGTATGATAACTTTTAAAATATGCTGGAGGATTAACACTAAAATTTTTGATTTGTGCAGTCAAGTTTTGAGAGTCGGTTACAACAAAATTCAAATCAGCAGCAGCATTTAATGCTGTTGGTGGAGAAACTGTAGATCCATCACTATCAATTAGCTGTGTTGCTCCTGCTCCTGTTGGTGTAAGTACATCAGCAACAGAAGGTAATACCCATGCAATTTGAAGAACAATACTATCATTTCCATTGAATACAGATGCTGGGATTGTTAATTCATCTCCTGTAGAAAATCCACTACCTTTAGATACAATATTGGATACACCAACACGTCCATTTACATCACAGTCAACCGTTAATTGTAATCCTGATCCAGCTACACCAGTTCCAACAACAAGATCAGCAGTACCACTAGTTACATTAACGGTTTGTTGTGTACGAGTAACATCAGTTTCACCTCTAAGAATAATTAAACCACCAACTGCACCACTAGGATATGTCTGTCCCATCTGTAGATTAGCTACGTTAACTAAACTTGGTTCATAATCAGTCAAAACTCTACCATTCAATGAAGGTAATTTAAACTGATCCCCAATTATATAATTACCGTATGTTCTATTATTAAGTCCGTTAACAGGACCATATGTATTACCAATAACTGAAGCAAGAATAGGATAATCAATAGCTTCTATTGTTTGTCCGTTACACTCTAACCACCCATCAGGTTTAGAAGCATTATCTCCTACCCAAGGCATAATGGTGCCGACTTGAGCAGCACGCATCTTTTTTTGTGTTTCGTAATTAGAAGCCATATAATTAGATCTCTGTTAACCACCAACCACGGAATGCGGTAGGAATTACTGAACCGCCACCATCAACTGATCCCATGTAAACTAATCCAAATCCAGCATTTCTAGTCTGAATAATTAATTCACCACCCGCATATGCAGAAGCAAGACCTCCTGCATTAGTTCCAGTGCTATCACCCATGATAGGTACACTCTGAGGGGCACGAACAATCAATGATGTTTGATAAGAAAGTGATCCAGTGACCTCAACAAATCTAATCATATCTCCTGTCTCAGCATCATTTGGTAAAGTTAGAACAGTTGTCGCTGTACATGCAACAATATAATTTCTACCACTATTTAATGTTGCATCAGCATTAACAAAGTCCCATCTGCGACCACCATTTCTGTTATAGAAATTAGTGTTACCAAATGCATCAACAGAAGCATCTTGACGAATCCTAAAGTCTCTATCTCCACTATTACCAAGATTAGTAATATTGAGAGCATAATCTGTAGAACTTGGAGTTGAGGTAGATGTGCTAACGATGTTAACATGACCACCATTGACTGTTAAATCACCATCACCTAGTGCAGAACCAGCAACACCGATTCTTGTATCACCAGTTTGTGCATCAACTTGGAATTTAGATGTATCAGCAGAACTAAACTGAACACCAGTTGTTCCACTGAATATATTAAAGTCATCGTCGATTGATAGAGAACCAGCAATCTCAGTATCACCAGATGAAGCATTAACATATAACGCCATCTCTGCATCATCTACAGAAGGAACTTTATCAACTCCTAG